AACTTACGATTTTATCGATATCAGCTTTTTCATTCGTATAGAAACTTAGCCAGGGACTTTCTACCCTAATATTATAGTCTTCAAATTTATCTATTAAATTCCTCAATTTATGAGCATAATTTAAATCTTCTTGACTCTTAAAAAATGAAGTACGATGGTGACTTCTGCTATCACCAATTTTGGCAGTAGACAGTAACTCTAAAGTTTTATCCATATCACCGGAACGGAAGTGATGCGCCCCGGGACAGATCACAACCGCCTTGTACAGATACGTATTTTGAAATAACTTATTTGTGAACTTAGTTTGCATTACATTAATAAAGCATCTGTAGAATCAACTGTTAATAAGGGCAATTTGGGTTCTTTTGGAATGCACAGTAACATTATTTGTTCATTTTTAATGTTGACATTTAGTACACCGCCATTCTTAAGTTCCCCAAACAGCATTAGTTTAGCTAATGGACGTTTGATTTCCTTGTCGATAATCCTACCCAATGGCCTTGCACCCATTTTGCTATCAAAGCCTTCTTTGATTAACCAGTTAACAGATTCTTTATCAACTTTGATTTTAATGCCTTTTTCTTTAACCATAGCACGTAATTCGTCAATAAACTTACCAACAATTTTAACCATTGTTTCTTTGCTTAGTTTATTGAATGTGATAACACCGTCTAAACGATTACGGAATTCTGGGGTAAAGAATTTTTTAAGTTCTTTATCGCTATAGTCTTTTTCTTGACTACCAAAACCTATAGAATTCTTTTCAGCTTCTTGGGCTCCTGCATTAGTAGTAAGAATGAGGATTAAGTTGCGGCAATCTGCTCGCTTACCGTTACTTCCGGTAATAAAACCGTTATCCATCATTTGTAGCAATACAGTTGATACATCTGGGTGTGACTTTTCAACTTCGTCAAACAACAGAACAGCATTTGGATGTTCTTGAATTTTAGTAATTAGCAATCCGTTATTTTCTTCAAAGCCTACATATCCTGGAGGACTACCTAACAATTTACTAATGCTATGCTTTTCTTGGTATTCGCTCATATCAAAGCGCAATAGTTCAACTCCCAAGTTTTTAGCTAAAGATTTAGCAGTTTCAGTTTTACCGCATCCTGTAGGACCCATAAAAACAAAACTACCAATCGGCTTGTTAGGAGATTTTAAACCTGCCTGTGCTACAAAAATTTTATCAACAACTTCTACAATAGCTGTAGTTTGACCATAAACTTCTGTTTCTAATTTATTTTGTAGTGTTGCAAGTTTAATGCTTTCAGTTTCCATTACCTGTTCTTCAGGTAATTTAATCATCTTACTTAATTCGTATTGAATCTCGTGCTCGTCAACAATTCTTTCTTCTGCTATTTTTAAATTAAATCTTGAACATGCACAATCTATTAAATCAATTGCCTTATCTGGCAACTTCTTATCTGCTTGATAACGAACACTTAATTTAATTGCCGCTTGCAAGGCCGCATCTTTAATTTTAACATTATGGTGTTGTTCGTAATATTTTTTGATGCCTTTAAGAATATCCATTGTGGTAGATTCATCAGGCTCATCAACAGTTATGCGTTGGAATCGGCGCATCAACGCACGATCCTTTTCAAAGTGTTTACGATATTCTTCCCATGTCGTGCTTGCGATAACTTTAATGTTACCTTTAGACAAAGCAGGCTTCATCATATTAGCAAGGTCGTTAGCTGAATTACCTGCTGATCCTGCGCCACTGATCATATGTGCTTCGTCAATAAACAGAACTGTCTTGCCTTTTTTCTGTAGGGCCTTTACTACTAGTTTAAATCGTTCTTCAAAATCACCACGATATTTACTACCAGCCAGCATATCGCTTATATCTAAGTTGTAAACAGTATAATCCTTGAGGAAATCTGGAACTGAACCTTTAACAATATTGTAGGCAAGTCCTTCTGCTATAGCAGTCTTACCTACACCGGGATCTCCTACAAGGATTACATTGTTTTTACTACGACGTCCTAATGCAAGTGAAATATGCTCTAACTCGTCAATACGTCCAATAACAGGATCTATTTTTCCTTTTTTAACTTGTTCGTTTAAGTTTGTTGTATAAGCATTTAGTGCTTTTTCATTTTGAGGAGTAGGTGGTGCTTCTTCATCGTTAGCACTTTCTTCAATGTTGTTGTTAAGATATTCTTGAAACTTATCTTTGTCTACTTCAGCTTTAAGGATAAAGTAGTAGGCCCAACTACGCTTTTCACCCATCATAGATAAAAAGATATCAGTTGGTTCAATACGTTGACGTCCGTTAAACAATACTTGTGTGAATGCGCGATTAAGTACACGCTCAACACTTTGCGTTTTTTTAGGTTTAACTATAACTTCATTTAAGGTTATTTCACTGCATTTATTTTGCAAATAGTCATTTAGTCCTTCTTTTAGAACTGAAGTTTTTGCACCATAACCTTGAAGCGTATTTGAAAAACTTTCATCGGCTATCATAGCATGGAGCAAATGCTCTATGGTTAGATATTCGTGATGTAATTTTTTAGCTATTTCTATAGCTTGTTCAAATACAGCTTGTAAATTGTCACTTGGTTCAACCATGTTTTATCCTTTATCTTATTATATAACGATTTTTAAAAAAGTCAAGATTTAATTTTTTCAGCTAAGTTTTTTAGCTCTTGAATTAATTCTGGATCGGTAACAGCAGGACTTTTTATAATAACACCTACTACAAATCTGCCTCTATTGCCAGTGCTTATATTATTAAATCCGCCCATTCCTATGGCATATTCGACTCCAGACTCAACTCCTGGTCTAATTTCTAAATCAAGATTTGAACCAATTATACTTTTAACTGTTTTCCTACAACCAATCATAGCCTCAATTGGAGTAATATTAACAAACGTGTATAGATCATCACCTCTACGCTCATAATTACTATCTGGTTGTACAATGACTGTAACGTTCAAATTTCCTCTAGGAGAATTTGGTATACTATCATCGCCTAGCCCGTTATAGCGAATAGTTTCGCCTGATTGTATTCCTGCCGGAATTGAAATTGATACTGTTTGTTGCTTGCCGCTAGGCATTTGAAAATTAGCTTCTAACTGTTTTCCGGAGAATGATTCTGCAAGGGTAATTCCACATTGTATGTTTAGGTCCCTGTTTCTACGGCCCGGCCTGCCAAAAATATCTGCAAATGGGTGGCCGCCACCAAAACCTGCACCAAACATATGGCCAAACGGGTCAAAGCCCCCAGTTCCGCCAAAGTTAAAATGAGTATGACCGCCTAATCCCGATCTTTCAAAATTTCTTTTTTGATCGTATTCGGCACGTTTGTTTACATCACCTAGCACATCATATGCTACTGATATATCTTTAAATTTAGTTTGGTCTCCACCCTTATCCGGATGATGTTTGTTTGCCAAACTTCTGTAGGCTTTTTTGATTTCTTCTGGGCTAGCGCCTTCACTAACACCTAATGTTTGATAATAATCCATGGTCGTAAAAACAGGTCAAATAATATAGATAATACTATATTTACTTTGACCTGTCAAATGGTTTGAAATTTTGATTATTTCTTTTTAGCTGGTTCTGGAACCTTTTCACCCTCTACTTTCTTATGAACTTTGATTTTTTTACAAACTTCTTTTTCTTTTTTAGTTTTTGGGTCTACTTTCTTTTCGCAAACCTCTTTAGTTTCGCCGCCAGCAAATGCAGGCATTGTAAAAGAAGTCGCTAGTGCTAATGCTAAAAGTGCTAATAGTTTTTTCATTTTAATTTTTCCTTATAAAACTGGATCGTTTGTTGGAACAATCTTTTTACCGCTTGCTGTTACGGCCGGAGTCGTTCCTGCTCCAAAGCCTGAACTACCGCCAAAGCCGCCTGCTGGTGCTGCCGGAGGTGTGCTTCCAAAGCCGCCTGAGTTAAAGCCTCCTGTGGCGCTTGGTGCTCCGAAACCTGTCGTAGCTGGTGCCTGGAAACTGCTTGGTGCTGGGCTAGGTACGCCAAAGCCTGGTGTTGGTGCTGGTGCTGCTCCGCCATTATTTGCTCCGTTTAATTTTTCTTGTGTACGGCCAAATGCCGCAATACCTAATACCGCACCCATCGCGATGTGGAATAATCCAGCACCTTGCAATGTTAACGGATTCCATTGGGTAATTGGTGTATGCGTTACAGCTTGTAGCAAACTCCATAGAACTGGGAAGATAACCATGTCCATGGTACAGATTAGCATATACATCCAACCCATCATTGGACGCCACTTACTATTCATCCAATCTTCTTTTTTCTTTTCGCTTTCACTTGTAACTTCTTCGCTCATACCTGCTCCTTATAATTATGCTAACATACTAGCTGCATTTATAACTACATTACATATAGTATTTAACCTTTCTTTGGCGTGTAAATCTTCGCATTGTGCGTTTAAAATTCTTTCAAAATGTAGCGTTTTTAGCAGATCTACATATTCATCTTTGCTTAAATCCCCGCTTTTGTAAGCAAGTGTATACTCGTGCAACATAGTTCCTAAGGGCAAAAGTGCTGGATCGTTACAGGGTATACTTTGTATTTCATTTATAATTTCATCTGCAGTCATCTTGGTTTTGCTCCTAAAACTGTTTGCACATTTTCACTGCTACGTGCTATAGCAGATAATTTTGCCTTGCAATATACTGTACCGGGTGTTTTTTGATCTTGATATCTTTTATAAAGATCTTCAGTTATTTCATTTAATGTTTTGCTTAATTCTAAAGCATTCTCATTATGCGGTATTTTCTCAACATAATTTTTAAATTCATGTGCTGTAGTGCGGATATATTTGACATTTTCAATAACATCAGGGGTTCCACATTTTTCAATACCTATTTCTGCCTGTGTCCGAATTCTAGTTATGTATTGGTATTCATTTACATCAAATTTAGCCATAAAATATGCATCATAGATAGCACAGCTAGATAAAAGAAAAGGTAAAAAAATAATTAATTTTTTCATTTTACACTTTCATAAATTTTCTTTTGTGTAGAATACCATTCTTGCCAACCTTCAACTTTAATAGCACACTCATAATATTTTGTATAATTTTCTACAACTGTTTTATGAACGTCTACAATGTTAACGGTATCCCCTTCTATTTTATTAAGGGTGGCACATTTTTCACTAAGTGCAGGAGGCATCTCAGGAAACTTCATAACTACAGGGACTGTAGTTGAACAACCTGTTAACAGCAATGCTAATAGAATAGAATATGTTTTCATTTTGGATCAGCTGCCTTATTAATTTCTTGAACAATTAGTTTTGGAACAGGACAGTTTTTGATACTTTCTTCTAGTTCTTTTTGCTTGGCCAAGAACGCTTTGCGCTCTTCTTCACTCATATCTTTGGTAATTTCAGTAGTATCGCCTTTAACAATACGGTCAATATACTGTATTTGTCTTTTGCCTTTTTCTTTGACAAATATAGTTTTAGTAACTATCTTAGTGTTAATTGTTTTGTTAGCAGATTGTGACTTAGATTCAGCCTCTGCAACCTTCTTTTCTAATTCTGCTACTTTGCCTCGCCACATCATTTCAGTATCATAGCCGCCACGCAACCACACTCCTAAAACAAGCAAAGCAATACCAACGGGTTTTAAAACACTTACATATTTTCCATAGAACGGAATAAATTTTCCAAACCAACCAGCAAATAATCCTGTAATACCGGCACCAATAATGGCCCAATACATCAAGTCAAGGACACTATCCGGTATTAAACTAAGCATCCAACTTACCTGCTCCATTTTAGGCTCCTAAAACATGCAATGCGTGTTCGTAATGTTTTTTGCGATCTTCTAAACCTAATGTACCACCATTAATACGTTTAGTCATTGTTAGGATGTCACCGTTGTCTGCGTATTGATTTAGGTTGTTTGCCTCCCAGAACCAAGCGGCACTTTGTACACAACCTTCAAATGTTGTTAAATGTTCGCTAGCTTCGTCTAGACTAATTTCTAAACTTTCAGCATAACGTTGATAATTGCTTTTTCCAGTCAATTGAATAAGTCCTCTTCCACAAAATTTCCAACCGTCACCGCTAGCCTCATCACCGTTGCCCATGCGATTAGCATAAGCACGATTAGCAATAGCTTGTTGGTTGTGAGCATATTGCCCTGCATTCCCAGCATTAAAATATTTTGGCCATACCTTACATAGACTTTCGGCCTTATAATTTAAATTTTCTTTAATAGCACGATAACCACCTGACTCGTGTGCTGTTTGTGCTAAGAAAGCCGCAACACGGGGAACTGTGTTAATGTCGTAGTCTGGTAGTACTTGGCATATTGCCTCAAACCAGTGATCAGCAAATGGCGGATTACCAACACACGCCTTAAACTTATCAAATGTAAAATCAAAATCAAATCCATCTGCCATAATTATTTCCTTTTAAGTGCAACTGCCCAATCGCAGTTTTCAAATACAAATGTGTCGCCAACTTTTGTAATGTTAAAATTACCCAAATACTTGGTTAAGAACATAACTTCAGCATAGGCGCTGCCTTCCAACATAATAGGACCATTTATTTGTCCGTAAACTATTTCTTTAGGACCGCTTGTAACAATATCAAATTCAACTTTATCACCATAAATGCGTTTAAAACTTATTGACTCATCTAGCAATACAATTTCGTCTGCAAAACTGTTAGCAAAAAATTCTTGAAAGTTGTCAAGTCTTTTTTCTGAAGTTGTAATTTGGTATTCTTTTTTATTAGTAGGTAGTGTAGATAAATTTTCAAGATTGGCATCTTTACTTTTAAAACTTTTAAAATATCTAAATCTTAAATTATCTATATTAGTTAATTTTTTAACTCCATCAACTAATTCCATTATTTGTTCTGCTATATGCCTTGATCTTTCAATCTCTACATATACCCTGTAAAATCCGTCGTCTAATTCTCCGGGACTTACATCTGCATCTAAAACAAAACTATATCCCATTTCAAAGAAATGTTCTAAATCTTTAGCAGGATCTTTACCGTCTACTGTAAAACTCAGTACGGAAACTTTATCGTCGTCCCCTACCTTACTTTGGTAGCTGTCAATTTCAAATACAGGTTTTACTAAATGTCTTAGATCTCCTGCAACAATATTTTCTAAAACTTTTTTCATATTACATCGCAGGTGGTGCGCCTCCTGGAGCCGGAGCTGCCGCAGGTGCTGGAGCAGGAGGCATAGGAGCCCCTCCTGCTCCTCCTGTAGGTACTGGATTAGTTGATTCTGTCGGTTTTGACTCTGCTTGCCTGTCGTTTTTCAACCTATCCATGTAACCTTTATAAACGTCAAATGCTACTTTCTTTGGCATCTGTATTTCTACAATCCATATGGGCTTGTGATCTAGCTTGCCCTTTTTCGTACCAGGCCTTATATCTGATTCGTTTTTAATTTTTCTAGGTTCAATAATATGTGTTTTTTTATACGCAACTTTACATCCTAATTCTAGCAATCTTTTCCCTGCAACAGGATTAGGCATTTTTTCTTCTGGCCACATAAAACCTGCGGTTATCCAGTGACGATCAACACTAGGCCCGTAAGCTAGTTCGCCGTCGATCCAATTTTCGTAAACGTATGTGTCTAGCTCATCTAAAACACGTTCAAAGTCTTTTAACACCGCAAGACTACTGTTATTTTCGTACAAATCTTGTATGTTTTTAATTACATCTAAAATGTCATGCATTTTGCAATCCTAGAAATTACTACACTTATTTAGCCCATATAAATTCATATGTAATCACTTTATTTTTTTGATTATTTTGTAAATAATAGTGTAGGACCTCTGTAGTAATCGGGCGGTCACTACAAGTCCTGCTTTTTAAGTAGGAGCAAACTTAGATGAGCAAAAGAGTGAAAAAACGCTTTACATCAGAAGTTAACATAATTGATTTTCAACCATATCTTCCAGCGAAGAAACATCGCGTCGTAACAAACGCACGTAATCCCAACCAAAAACTTTATTTGCAAAAATTGCAGGACGAGAGCAAAAATATCATTATTGCTATCGGACCAGCAGGCACGGGCAAAACTATGTTAGCGGTGCAACACGGTATTAAAATGTTTCAAGATGGGTTAGTTGATAAGATAATTGTGACAAGACCCGCCGTTTCCGTAGATGAAGATTTAGGGTTTCTGCCAGGCGATTTAAATGAAAAAATGGCGCCATGGACCCGCCCTATATTTGATGTATTTTCAGAATATTATCAACAAAAAGATATTGCTAAAATGCTGGAGGAAGGAGTTATCGAAATAAGTCCATTGGCCTATATGCGCGGCCGAACATTTAAAAACGCATATATTGTGGCTGACGAATGTCAGAACACTACAGTAAATCAAATGAAGATGCTACTAACACGCTTAGGAGAAGGATCTAAGATGGTAGTGACAGGAGATTTAGCACAGGCAGACAGATTGAACGATAACGGTTTGATAGATTTTTGTAACCTACTTGAATCGAAAGATAAATTAACGTATATTGATATTGTGCGTTTCGACCACAAAGACATTGAACGCCATAATGCCGTAAAGGAGGTGTTAACGGTTTATGGAGACTAATATAATGTCGTAAAAAAGGGCTCTTAGGAGCCCTTTTCTATTTGCATAACTGTTATCCCTGACTTTTCCAAAAACGAGACACCACTAGTATCCCTATAAGCGTTCCTATATAGAACATGGCTAATGCCGCTTTGGTATATAAGTTTGGCACAGTCCAGACATGGAGCATGGGTAATAAACATAGTAGCACCCATACCAGACTCGTTAGACTTAGCAAGTTTCGCAATGGCGTTAGTTTCTGCATGTAATACTTCTGGTTTAGTTTTTAAGGTAATGTGAAATCCGTCATCTTCATAAATTTGGTCTTCACAATCGTTATCCCAACCTGCAGGCATACCGTTGTAGCCAATTGAAATGATTCTATCATCTTTAACTACAATAGCACCTACATGAAGTCTACGTGCTGAACTTAATTGTGCAAACCGTTCAGCAACATCCATGTAGGCATTTACAAATTTTTCCTTCATAGGTGTGCTAGTCTAATCAATGTTGCGGCTAGATTAATTTCTGGATCGATCACAAGGGTATGATCTACAAGACCCTGTTTGATAATAAGGATGGCTTTATCTTGTGTAGCCTCATCACCGAAAATAGAAATATTATCATATAGCCAACGATATATATCCTCCATTTCTTCAGGCCTAGCTTGGCCACATACTAATTTACGTGCTTCTTGAATTTTTCCAGCTTTAAATAGTTCGACCATTTCTAGCTTATAGTCGGATTCACCTGCATCTCCTTTTTCAGGACTATGCAATTTACCCTCCAAACTGTTCATTTGGACCATATTGATACATTTACGTAAGTCTGGATATGTGGCACGAACAAATGTATCTAATGTATCTAAATCAAATTCTATTCCTTCGTCGACAAGTATAGTAGCAACGCGAGCAGTGAACTCTGTATTATCAACCCTTTCAATATGAAAACCTTGACATCTAGAGTGCAGGGCAGGAATAATTCTATTAGGATAGTTACAAGTAAGGATAAACCGAGCAGTGGTATGATATTCCTCCATAACTCCACGCAAAGCCGCTTGAGCGTTTGGAGACAAATAATCAGCTTCATCTAATAGTACTACCTTAAAATCTCCAAATGGAATCATTTGGACAAAGTTAACAATTTTATCACGTACATCCTCGACTGAGTTAGTACGCGAAGCGTTAATTTCTAATATATCTAATCCATCAATGCCTAACTCATTTAATAAAATTTTAGCTAGAGTGGTTTTGCCAATACCGGCATTGCCGCTAAACAGTAAATGAGGAATAGTACCCTCTTTAACCCATCGTTCGACTTGTTCTTTTTGATGATTGTCTCTAAACACATAACCGTCTATTGTTTTAGGACGATGTTTTTCTACCCATAGTTCTTTCATATTAGTTCCTTTAGCGTATTATAAAGGCGAGAAAGGGACTAGTCAATAGTCCCTTTACTCAAATATTATCTAACAAACATGTCTGGGGTGAATGTTTGGCCTTGATTTCTAGTATGCGATCCGTAAGTGTTATCTCCAGGATCTTCATCACTAACCATGAGTATTGCATTTGTATCGATTCTTCTAATTATGATTTCGTCACCGTTTTCATCTTGAACTTTTATACCCCGAGTCCATCGCCCGTGTTCAATTAGCAACCAGTCACCTACTTGTACTTCAGTTTGTTCGGGCCCAACTGCCCATACTTGGCACCACCTGTGTCTAACGCCTTCAGTTTTACCGTCATCACTTAACAATACAATTCCGCCAGAGGTTTTACGCTCTTCAAAATTCATTTTCCAAGCTAAAACATTATCCCTAATAGGTACAATTTTACCTGTTACAGTTTGACTATACCCATGAAATCCAACACCCTTACTCATTCATTACCCTCCGGGTCTTGATCTTTGATGTTTTTTCTAGAATTAATTTGATTAGGTACTGAATTTTGTGCAGCCTCTGCTACAACTTCTTCATGTTTTTTAATAATTGTTCCACCTGGCCCTAATAAATCACCTCTAGCGTTGACTCGAACATTACCTACTGCTACAGCCATTTCGTTTTGATTTATTAGTTTATTCATGTCTACAACTCGCCCTTTCATTGTTTTGTGAATAGTCATAATAATCTCCTTTTATTGTTATCTTACTTATCTTAGAAATTCACGCCAGTCTAAATTATATTTGATGGGGTCTATGCTGTGTATTCCAATTACATACAATATATAACTGGCTACGCTAGATCCACGTCCTACACCCCAAACTACACCTTCTTTTTCGCAAGTATCTACAAAATATTTGAGCCAACGTAGTAAATCTAGCATATTGCGTTCTTTAAACGCTTCTAGTTCTTCCATAAGTCGTTCATAATTTGCTTTATTGCTATGTTGAACTAACCAATGCTCAATGTCCATAGTCTTATATTCACTAGGCATATTCCATTGCTCTTGCCACGCTTTATCAAAAGTTTCAACAGATAATGTTGGGCTATCAATTGGCTCAAAGAATCGAGCACCTGTAGCACCTTCTAATTGAAGAATTTCAAAATTACGCTCTTCAAAAAATAGTACGTCATCGGGATTTATTTGATAACCGTTATATAGGGCATCAAATAAATCCTGTTCTTTGAAAATTGGATTTGAATATTTGTCTAATCGCATTAAACTATTTTAGTTTATATTGATTAATTTGTCAAGATTTTTATTCTGTGATTCTAAAGCCTTTGCCCAAGCTTCTTGCTGTCTTTTGGATAGTTCTTCCCTGTAGACTTCTAAGATACTGGCAATTTGCTGTTTTAATTCGGGATTAACCGTCATAAAAAACTTTTTGGTTAAATCACTAATTTTAGCATCAAGTTCAGAGTCCTTGAATTGATTCAAATCTCCAACTAATGGATGCATTAGAATTCACCATACCAACGTAAAAATACAGTAGCACCGCCATCTATTGATGAGGCTTCTATTACATTTACATTATCTGCTGTATTAGAAGTTAATAAAGCTGTTGCTTGTAAACCACTACCGCCACCGCCTGTAGTTCCAATAGTAGGAGCTACATTGGTGTATCCGTCTCCTGGATTTGTAACAGTAATAGTGTTAATTCCAGAAGTTACTGTTAAGCGACAACCGGTTCCGCTGCCTGATATTGCCTGGAAAGTTCTTGCACCGCTAACAGGTGTTGATTGATTACCACCACTTGTTAACGATATAGCAGTAATAACACCACCGGATACTGTACTAACTGTGGCAACAATATCTGATGATACTGTACAAACAAGTATATCGCCTTGGGCAAATCCAGTTCCGCCACTTCCGCCTGTTAAACTTAGACCAACAGCTTTATATGTTGCTGTAGCAGTAGGTGTAGTACCCCCAGATTGAGGACTGCCGCCACTAAATGTGATTGTAGTAGGGCTTGTAAAACCAGTACCTGGATTAGTTACACTTATAGATTTTACACTTTCCCCGCCAACTGTAAATCCTGGTAAGCCTGTAATTGGATTTGTAGGAAAATTACTTGCATAATATATTGACCCTGCATTGGCAGTTGAAAAAGTAGGATAAAATACACCTAATTGATTACTACCAATATGTACTCTAATCATGCCCATTACACCAACTGCTGGCCAATTAGTAAATGTTAAGTTAACATTTGCGGCTAAAACAACTTTTTGTACAGGACCATTTGTTAAATCAATATTAATGCCAGTTGATGTACCGCTGTTATTTGTTGCGGCATAATATTTAGGATAAAAAGTGTTATAGTTACCATTGGTAATAGAACTTCCATTTAAGCTATTAGTAACAGTATTTGTGCTAGTGGCTAAATCAGCAGATAACAATACATTATTTTGTAATGCTGTAATTTCTGTATAGGCAGTTGCTAGCCCTGCTTGAATAGCGGCAAAGTTATCTCTAAAACCTTGACTATTATTGTCTACCCCTGCTACTGGGTATTGGGTGTTAATTGTTGCATAGTTAATTGCACTGGTCATATTGTAATCCTATCGTTCCTAAATACTAGATATTTATCGTGATTGTAACCCTGGACAGAATCAATTGTATATCTATCTATGGTATAATCTAGCTGTTTAAAGTCAAAACCGCTATATTTTATGTTTAACAGGATGTCTGCACCTGTTCCTGCTTTGCAAAAACATAAAACTACAGCAGGAACATACCCTAATTCATTTTTTTCGCCTGTTTGGATAGTCCTCATCCATAATGGGAGATAATTTCTTTCAGATTCTAAGGTAGTTGTATCTAATTTTTTAATTGATTTTATGCGATCCCGCCAAATTGATATACTACTTGGAAAGTATGTATTTGTATTTGGATCACTAACATCATACCCTTGACTATCTACAGTTAAGGTTTGTATAGTGTCAGCTGTTATTTTTTGACTTGTTTGGCTATTGAAGTGTATTTTCTCTGGCAAATACTTTTTGTCTACTTCTAACGGATCTATCATTTCAACATAAACTACTTCGTATACTGTATTGTTAGTATTTTTATCTACAGCAATAGCTAATTTTACATCGCCAAATGTAAACTTTTTCTTTTTATGATTTAATCCTATAGCAGACATGTAAGCCGCTGCTTCTGTAGTCTCAATGCCTGCGTATACAACCATTTTAAGTTTAGATTGTATACCAAACTGCGGATTATTAGATCTATATATGCTTGCCGGAGTGAATATTTTAGAGTCATTTATAAAATCACTCCATAATTGCCTTTTATCTAAGGGCATATATGGCTGAACAATTATATTACTATAGCTTACTGTATTTGGTGTACTCACTGTTATGTAAAATTCTCTAGCAAGATTACTATAATTGTATTGGTCGCTAGCTGTAACTGTAAAACGATAAATTGTATCTACAGTTGTCGTATTGTTATCAAAAGACAAATCACCAGAATCAAATTTTGTTATACCTAATAGTTTTGTTATTGGATTATAATATTGATTAATCTTACCAACAATCTCACCGTCACTGGTAAGTTCAAGTCCTGGAGGTAAAGTTCCTGATGTTAAAGAATAAGAAACAACAGCATTTGGAATATTACTCACCGCTACTACATTTAATACTGATGGATATTCAGCAGCTACAGTTCCTAAATCAGGATCAGTAGTCCAAGATATCTGACTAGTAACATTTCCTAATACAATTAGGCTAAATGTTTTAGAACTACTGACAGTTTCTATAATCTTTCCACCTTTAATACCAAACCTAACTGCTGATATAGTGAAATTATAAGATTTAGTTATAGCAGGTTGGTATGGAATAATACCGTATATTTCTCCGGTGTTAACATCGAATTTTGTACCTGTAGGCAATGTGCTTAGTGTGCCAATAAAAAATCTTGTTTCGTCTGGTATTGAAATTAATAATGGAGTAGAGATTACTAACCTATATTGATTATTGCCTAATGTGTACACATTTGAAATCTGATATTTGTCACTGGTAGCATTAGGTATGTGGTTGATTAGAGTAAAATAATATCCAACTTCTGGTTTTATACTTGATGTTATAGTTACAAATGTTCCTAATTGAACATTATCGGCGGTAGATAACGCAATACTTTGAGCACTTATTTCGTTGTTAACTGGATTTAGACTAAACTGTGTATTTCTATTATCATAAATTGCTACAGGTAATGTTAGATAGTTGTCTGCTCTAACAACTCCTAAATTAGTTTGACTGACCCATACAGGACTTCTTAAGAAAGTAGAATCAGCTGTAAACGATCCTGCAAACCCGTCTCTAGTTAAACTATCTGCCCTAAATTGGTCGTCTCCTAATACTAGAATTCTAAAAACTCTTTGGGCAAAATTTGTTCCATCTGTTACAGTTACTTTAAATTGATAGTTTAAATTTAAACTATAAGGTTGAACAATTCCAGATGAAAAATCAAAAAATACATCATCATATGAATAAGTGTCAAATCCATCAGTTATTGCAGTATTAAAATCAAAGCCGTTATTATCGTAAAAACTTATATCATAATTTCCGTTATTATCTATAGTTGCATTCAAATATACCGGTTTTATAAACCCGCTCAATTTGCCTTCAGGAGACAGTGTAACCCCGGGCGGTAGATTTCCGTCTCCCGGTGCAATAAAATATGATAATTTGTCTATGTAACTTTCAAACGCAAATGCTTCTATTTGATATTCAATATAACTATCATCTAGTGCATAAAATTGTTTATAAGGACCAACCGATAATAAACCAGAAGGTGTTATATAAGTGGGAGGTGTTGCACCATTGACTGTTAACTTAAATGTTCGATCAGGAATTTGATAACCAGATTTTGTTGCCCTTACACAAAAATTATAGTTTACATTATTTGTAGCTAAAAACGGAGCTCCTATTAATCTATTACCTCTTAAAAAAACTCCGCCTGGAAGACTTCCTGATATAATGGAATATGAAACACCTGTGTCATTTGTCACAGGTAATTTTATACCTTCAACTGGATCATTTAGAGTTTTTAAAGTAACTTGCTCTTCAAATGTTCCAAATGAATAACCAGAAAGTTCTGTCCATATGTTAAGTTTTGCAGCCATATAAATTATATAGAACCAAAATCGTATGTATTTGCTGGATGATTTAAGATAAATTTAAAGTCTATAACATATCCCCCGGGGATAACTGTGTTCCCAGTGGGGTCAGTAATTGTACCTAAATCTAAACTTAATGCATTAGTTTGTAAAGCTATTGAAAATAACGCATTGAGCATAGTAACATCAATACCAAAGACTGTAGTTTGGATATCTCCGCCTTCTACATGGAAATTTTGTAAATTTAAATTACCGCCTAATCTAGGTTGTAAATCTGACTGTAATTCAAAAGCCCCTATTAAATCTATTGTAGTAGGATTTGAAGTTATTGTTATACTATTATTTGTGCTAGTTAAACTTTTAAAACCTAATGTAGTACCGTTTTTATTTTTAAAAAGTCCTACACCAGACCCTAGATTTTCTGCAGAACCGACATTAATTTCAACATTTAACTCTTGAAAATTAGCGTTAACTTTTTGAAATGCTGTGCGTAGATCGTCACCTGTTCCGTCGTTTGGATAGGTTCCTATTTGAATTGTTTGTATAGACATAATACGCCCTCTTTTGTATATTTAGCTGGTTTTAACTTTTGCTAATTTGAGTGCTTGTAATATGCGTATATAAAACCAACCTATGTCAAATTCCCAAGATTTTCTGCTTAGTTTAGGGTTAGCAGGATCTAGGTGGTGATTGTTGTGTAGTTCCTCACCACCTACAACAATGCCAATTGGGCTAATGTTACGGCTGTAGTCTTTAGTTTCGCCATTGCGATATCCCCACCAATGTCCCATACCGTTGATCATGCCTGCTGCCCAAAATGGGATCCAAATCATTTGTACACCCCACACTAAGAACCCCCAAGGTCCAAATAACAACAGGTCTATGACCAACATTAGGAGAATACCAAGGCGAGTATGTGGAGTGTATAGCTTGCGTTCGATCCAGTCTTTAGGAGTGCCCATTCCGTACTTCATCACAAAGTCAGCATCCTTGCCGGCCTTGTTATACAAGTACCAACCTGTGGTCATTACAGTTTTAATCCCAAACACATGAGGACTGTGCGGATCACCTTCTACGTCTGTGGTCTGATGATGCTTGCGATGTATGGCCACCCACTGTTTGGTATTCATGCCAGTAGTGAGCCATAACCAGAAACGCATAAAGTGTGTGAGTACTGGATGGAACTCGACACCTCTATGACTTTGACAACGATGTAGATAAAGTGTAACGCACACTATGGTAATGTGCGTTACAATCATCGTGTAGATGAATTCAACCATTACCAAGCACCAAAGCTGCCACTGTTGCTCTGACCACGGATGACCCATTGATCGCCTTGCCAGTTGTCTTCAACTCTGTAGCCTTCTTTAACCTTCATCAATTCAATCCAGTTAGCGCCATAGTTGTCACCGTTGATGTACCACATATAGTTGTTGTCATAGTTACCAGAACCGTTTATACCATAGATACTACCTTGTTGGTTTGGGCCATCAAGTATTTCAAGATACACGGTATGATTGCTTTTGTTGATAATAGTAAACTTAAAGCCCACTGGTAGTTTCACAAACTCCCAATATGGAATAGAAATATAGTAATCATTGTTTGTGTCATGATCATCGATAAAGATATGACCGCCGGAATCTTCTGGAGTGATAGTATAGTGATAACCAACTCTAATCTGTTGGCTAACACCTGCGGCAGTTATCTGACGTGTGCCATCTGGGAATTCTATAGCACCACCAATCTTATCACGCACTATATCATTGATAACAGGGAATGTCCATACCGGGAAATCCATGTAATAGAATCTGGCATTATCGACAGCCACGTTACTCTGTACTCTAACTTCAAGGTCAGGTGTAGTTGTGCCGGCATTCTCCGTGTGTCGGATTCTGATGTTGTTATCAGTATTCTCAGCGTAAGTCCAAATACCATGTTCGCCTACTCCTGTACCATCTAATGGCAAACTGGCCACCATATAGTTTGAGTAGTCATCTACTGCCCAATAGGTATAACCAGCAAAGAAGAACTTGTCGCCTTTGATATCTAATGCTCTGTATCCTTCGTTCCAGTTAAAGCCATCATACATGCCAGAGAACAAAAGTCTCTTCCAAATAGTATTACCATCACGGTCAAACTTGTTTAGATAGACGATATCACTTTCGACATCGCTGTTATAACCATGTGTGGCAACAATAAAATCACCTGTAGCAGAATCAAGAGCCATAGTTGTTTCATATGGACCGGTGTCATTTAAGAGCATGGTCTTGACCCACATGATGTTACCGGCATTGTCTAACTTGGCCATGAAGTTTACGTATTCTTCCCACCCCCAGTCATTGACTTGACCTACAACAACTACACCGTCGTCGTGTGCGGCCATGCTCATGATTTCACTGTAGCCGTTCCAGTTACTGTGTGTGATCTGTTTCTTCCACTGTACTTCACCAGCCGCATTGAATTTAACAACTAGGTTTCTGTCATTGCCGTTACTGCTATCATAGCTAGCACCGGCCGCATATAAGTCAGTACCCTGCCATGCTGTAGTATTGAAATAATCGTTATTCACTCCGCCAATTGATCTTTGGAATGTTGGAGTCCAAACAAACGCTTCACCGTTTCTACCTTCTAACAATGACCAGCTACCAGCGCCAGTAAAGTCAATGTTGGAATAGCCAGATACCCGAAGACTTAGATAGTCAGCACTAATGCTTGGTGAGCCAACGGTGTTGTAGTCGGTCATTGGGCCACGTTGTCCTTGAGTGTATGAATAGTTTGCGGCCGAAACTACGAATACTATATCGTTTGTTGGACTTGTGCTACCTGGGAAGTTACCGCCAGAAACAGTAATCACATCACCAACAGTATAGTTGTTACCGTTAGCACTTATATTAGCATATTGGAATGCACCTGTAGTTGGACTAAAATACAGGTTCATTCTAGCACCACTACCAACTTGATAGTTTGTACCAGAGACTCCTACATATGATCCTGCGCTTGCCGCGTCAGCAACACCGTCAATAACTTGAACTTGAACAATACCGCCTGCATCAACGTTTAATATTTGTAGGATTGCATCATTGACACCATCAACACCACCTAGTGCTGAACCTAAAACTTTAAGTTTGTGTCCAACTACATTGTAGCCTGTTCCTGCGACTAAGACTGTTGGGTAAGAAGCATAACCGGAACCGTCTGATTGAATGGTAAATGTAGCATTGTTATCACCTTGGGCAACAGTTGTTGCCATATCGTAATAGAAGTTGAATTCATCGACATAGGCTTTTCCTGTAATGCCAGTTCCGCTAATATACCAATCACTGCCTGAACTGTTGCCTGGATAACGTCCGTCATTGCCAACGCCATAGACTACGATAGTTTCTTTGCCAATTCTAATAAATCCAGCTGGGCTACCTGCTAATGCTGATACGCTAGCAAGTACAGTGGTAGTTATACCGTATTCGTATCCAACGATAGCTGGAACGCCTGTGGCACTGACTTGAATATCAGTACCATTAAAGTCTTTGCCCTCGCTGTGTAGTTCTTTGTTAGATAAACAAGCACCAGTCTCTGCATCTAATACTAGATATACAACTGCGTTATCACCCTCATATTGATATGATTTAGCAATAAGATTTAGATTGCCTGTTGCAGGATCAATAGTTATAGCGATTGGACGGCATTCCCCGTCATCATTCCAATCTTCTTGACCATAAACAGTACCACTGCCGGCGACGGCTACACCAGACTGGATTTCATAGCCAGTGATGCTACCGCTACCACCGGTGCTACCGTTGTCAATTTCTGTGACTTCAATAGTTAAGTTATTTTCTGGGCTGTCACCATCACCGAAGTTATAACCAGCAAGTACAACAGTATCACCAACACGATAGTTGATACCTGGGTTGGTCATCTGGTCGATAGTATAAACACCGCCTGTCCAAGAAATGTCCCAAACTGATCCGCTACCTGAACGTGTTTCAACTGCCCATACAATCTTACCCTGTGGGTCAAACTTATAAACTGTACCTCTGCGAGTGTCCCAATAGTTAGCACCAAATGCGTAGGTATTGCCATCTGCATCGCCTACCACTGATTCGAACCAACTATCTTCGTAATAGTTGTCTTCATAACCTATGAAGTTGATATAGCCCAGCTCTGTTTGATCTAGAACAATATTGCCTTCTGCTGGTGTATGTACAGTACCTTGGCTGTCAAATGTCCATTGATGGCTCTTGCTCTTGAATGTGGTGCTAGACACAGGAGCGTCCGTCATTGGAATACCATCGTTGGTATCATCTTGATAGAATGATCCAGACTCTAAGTTTAGTGAAGTGTTATCTGTTGCTAACACAGTGATAGTTCTACCCGGCACACGACTCTCTACAAATTTGAAGTCAGCAAGGTCAAAACCTACAGAACCATCTGTGCTTAGTTGTGCTACCCAACCAGTAAACCAATTGTCAGAATCACGACCGTAACCCCATTCTATAGCCAACTGACTACCACCGCAGATTACCAACTTGTCCTCATGAACGTCAATACTGCGAGGAGCCGCAAAAGGACCACCCTCACCTGTTAGCACCTGTTGATGGCGATTGTTAAAATACTTTTGCCATACTACATCACCAGTACCTGCCTTGTAACGTGCCAGTATTAGGTTATGTTCGTAGACGCCTTTTTCAAAGTTTGTGTTTTCAGTGTTAGCGCCACCGCCTTTATTGAAACTTGATGTAGGAGTCATTGTTGCGGCCGCTAGATATAGGTCGCCATCATCGCCAATTGTGGTGCTAAGTCCCACATATTCGCATGGTCCAGGACCTGCTCT